TTATAAAAATAGTCCTAGTTTAATTGAATATTTAAATAAAAATATATATAACTAAATCCATTATGCAATTACAAAATAATTTTTGGTATTTTAAAAAAGCAATAGGAGAAAAAACTTGTGATGATATTATTAAATATGGTAATTCACAGGAAGAACAACTTGCTTTAATAGGTGCAACTAAAAAAAAGAAACCCGAAGAATTAACTAAAAAAGAATTATTAAATTTAAAAGAAAAAAGAGACTCTAATGTCGCTTGGTTAAATGACACATGGATATACCAAGAAATTTTAGGTTTTGTACGATCTGCTAATGAAAATGCTGGTTGGAATTTTGAATGGGATTGGGCTGAAGCATGTCAATTTACAAAATATAAACTTAATCAATATTATGATTGGCATTGTGATAGTTGGGAAAAACCTTATGATAAATCAAATGGGTCTAACTTTACAGGAAAAATTAGAAAACTTTCTGTAACAGTTAATCTAACGGATGGACACGATTATGAAGGTGGTGAATTAGAGTTTGATTTAACAACACCTGAAAAAAAAAGAATTATTGCTGCCGAAGATTGTAAAGCAAAAGGAACTGTAATAGTATTTCCATCTCATATGTGGCATAGAGTAAAACCAGTTACTAAAGGAACAAGATACAGTTTAGTTGTGTGGTGTGTTGGGAGACCTTTTCAATGAGTTTTAAAGACAATAAATATACGGTTTTAAGAAATGCTATATCACCAGAACTAGCTAGTTTTGTTTACAAATATTTTTTAAATAAAAGAGATGTAGTAAAATACTTTTTTGATAATAAATACATATCTCCTTACGCAAATCATTTAGGTATCTTTAACGATCCACACGTTCCAGATACGTATTCTCATTATGCAGACCCTGCAATGGAAACTTTATTACAAGAAGTAAAACCTGTAATGGAAAAACATACGGAGTTGAAACTAAGTGAAACATATTCTTATGCACGGCTATATAAAAACGGTGATGTTCTTAAAAGACATAAAGATAGATTTAGCTGTGAAGTATCTACTACATTAAATTTAGGTGGTGATGAATGGCCTATATACTTAGATCCAACAGGTGGTGATGGTAATGTTGGAGTTGAAATTAATCTTAAACCAGGCGACATGTTAATCTATTCTGGTTGTGATTTAGAGCATTGGAGAGAAAAGTTTAATGGAAACAACTGTGCACAAGTATTTTTACATTACAATAGAACAGGTTCTAAAACTGCTGAAGAAAATTACTTAGATAGACGGCCTTTATTAGGGTTACCTAGTTGGTACAAAAAACGTTAAGTTAAAACCTATTGAAATCAACAACGATCTGATATAATACCTGATAAACAGGTTTTTATATGTTACAAAAATTAGGCTTTGCTCCAGGATTTAATCAACAAGTTACTGAACTAGGTGCCGAAGGGCAATGGTTTGATGGTAATAACGTTAGGTTTAGGTATGGATCAGCAGAAAAAATAGGCGGTTGGTCACAATTAGGTGAAGATAGACTAACAGGTGCCGGAAGAGCTATTCATCACTGGGATGATAACGCAGGTATTAAGTATGCTGCAATAGGAACTAACAGAATTTTATACGTATATTCTGGTGGTCTTTACTATGACATCCACCCAATTAGAGTTACTTTAACAGGTGCTAATTTTACAAGTACATCTAATTCAAAAACAGTTACAATAACTTGTACAGGCAATCACGGTTTGTTAGAAAATGATATTGTATTGTTTGATTCAGTTACTGGATTAAGTGGATCGACATTTAGTAATGCTACGTTTGAAGATGAAAAATTCATGGTCACATCTGTACCTAGTGGTACAACTTTTACAATAACAACGGATGCTAATGAAACAGGTACACCTGTAACAAACGCAGGATCTACATCTATTCTATGTTATTTCACAGTCGGACCTTCACAACAACTTGGTGGTTTTGGTTGGGGTGCAGGTTTATTTGGTGGCACAAGTATTGGTGCATCAACGACTACTTTGCAAACAGCATTGACAAACACAACCGGTACTACGGTTGTACTAGCCGACACGACAGCGTTTCCGGCATCAGGGACTATTCAAATTGGTACTGAATTTATTACGTACACAAACAATAATACAACTACAAATACTTTAACCGGTGGAGCTAGAGGTGTAGACGGGACAACGGCTGCAACACACAGTGCCGCAGCTACAGTTACAAATATTACTGAATACGCTGGGTGGGGAGATCCCGCTTCTTCTGACTTTACTATTAATCCTGGTCTATGGGTTTTAGATAATTTTGGTACAAAATTAATTGCACTTATATATAATGGAAAATGTTTTGAATGGGATGCTTCAGCAGCCAATGCAACATCTACAAGAGCAACTCTGTTAGCAAATGCACCTACTGCATCTCGTCATGTATTAGTTTCAACTCCAGATAGACACTTAGTATTTTTTGGAACTGAGACTACTGTTGGAGACCCTACTACTCAAGATGATATGTTTATTAGATTCTCTGACCAAGAAAATATTAGTGGTACAGATGCTTATACGGTTAGAGCAGAAAATACAGCGGGTACACAAAGATTAGCGGATGGTTCTAAAATTATGGGAGCTATTAAAGGTAGGGACGCAATTTATGTTTGGACCGATACTGCATTGTTTTTAATGAGATTTGTAGGACAACCTTTTACTTTCTCCTTTGAACAAGCAGGGACTAACTGTGGGTTGTTTGGTAAAAACGCTTGTATTGAAGTTAATGGTTCTGCATACTGGATGTCAGAAAATGGTTTCTTTACATACGATGGTCAGCTACAAGCAGTACCTTGTCTTGTTGAAGATGCTGTTTATGATAGTATCAATGATACATCTCGTGATTTAATTAACTGTGGTTTAAACAACTTGTTTGGAGAAATAAATTGGAACTACTGTAGTCTTTCATCTAATCAAGTTGATAGGGTAGTAACTTATAATTATTTAGATTCATCTGCAAAAAGACCTATATGGACTACAGGTAGAATTAACACTGAGAACAATTCTCTTGGACAAGCTACAAAAATAGGTTTACCAAGAGCAGCATGGCAGGATTCCTCTGTATTTGATACTCCACATGCTACACAATACGATCCAGCAAATGATGATTGTTATGATGTTATTGGTAATACGGATGGAAGTACAGTATACTACAGCCATGAAACAGGGTTTGATCAAACTGATGCTGGAGGAGTTACTACTATACTCAAAGGTGAAATAATATCAGGTGATTTTGACATTACACAAAAAAGAAGTAACACAGGTCAAGCTGTGGGTACACCAGATTTAAGAGGAGATGGAGAATATATTATGAGAATAAGTAGATTTATACCAGATTTTATAAGTCAGACCGGCACTACTAGGATTACTTTTTCACTTAGTGACTATCCGGCAAGTACGCCAAGAACTGCAAATTTTGATGTTACATCAACAACAACTTTTAAAAGCACTAGACTAAGAGCAAGACAAATTGCATTACAAGTATCTAATACAGACGCTAGTTGCGATTGGAAACTAGGTACATTTAGATTGGACATTGCACCAGGAGGAATGAGATAATGGCTACTGATGCAGAAATAAGAGCACGAGGTATAAACTTTTTATCTCCCCAAAGATATTTACAGAACCCATATCAATTTTCTGTAGCACCAGTGTCACCGCCTGCAGAAGGTGGTGGGATAACTAACACAAATGCTTTTAATAATGGCGGTAGTGATTTTAGTGTTTATAATCCTGACCCTGATTCAATAGCAAATAGAAATTACGACCCTTTTCGATATCAAGAAGCTACAGATGAAAATTTTACTAGACCAGAACCTACGGGTGCAAATAAATTTTTAGGATCACTCACTAATCTTATCCCAGGAAAAGGGATTGCAGAATTTTTAACAAGTTACATGCCACCCAACAGAAGAGCAATAATGGAAAATGAATTAAGTGCTCCGGGAACAGGTATAATGGTTAATGACATTGGACAAATTGTTCAAGGAGGTGGTGCTTATGATGATGCTTCTGGAAAAAATATTATGGCAGGTTACAATGCATCCAAAATAGATGCCGATACTTATAAAAAAAGAAGAGATACTATTGAAGACACAATAAAGCGTAAGACTGAAGCTAATTCAAAATATGACCGAAGTTATTTAGACAAGAGATTAGATGCTCTTGATGCATCAGAAGAAAACATATTAGGGACAGCGACTGATAGAGCAGATTTGATAGTAGATTTTGAAGAAGAAGAAAAAGAAAAGCAAAAAAATAAAACAAAAACATTTTTATCAAAAATATTTAGAAGAAACAAAATTACTAAAGCTGCTAAAAATAATCAAGATAATAAAACAACTGACCGT